CGCTGATCACCGTCTGCCCGCGGGCCTCGGCCTTTTGCTTTGCCTTCTTGGAATGAGCGGCCGTCTTCTCGGCGAAGCAATCAGGGTCGGTGCAGAGGTTTTCGTGTTTCTCGCCCTCGAACGCGTCCTGCTGATTGCCGCTGCGCTTTGGGCATTCGATGCACGAGCCAATCTCGGTCAGGAGTGCCGCGTCCTTGATCGGGAAAACGGCGGTTTTCAGGTCCAGCATGAAGCGCTTGCGGAGCAGGTCGCGCTGCGCGCGGTACGACATGGGGTTGCCCTGCCAGTCCGGTGCGCTGACCTCCTTGGCGGCCTTCACCTGCAGGGCGGGGGTAGGGATGCGTGCGATCAGCAGCGCGGTCGCGGCAGTGAACACGCCGTCCAGGAACTGCTCTCGCACGCTGCTGGTGAGCGCGCACAGCTTGAGCCGCCCGTAAATGTACGAGCGGCTTTTCTTGAGCTTATCGGCCAGCTGGTCGACGGTGTAGTTCCGCTCGAACATGAGCCGCTCGTATCCCTCGGCCTCTTCCAGTTCGTGCGGGTCGTCGCGCTGCAGGTTTTCGAGGATCTGCAGTTCGAGCGCCTCGACATCGCTGAGAATGCGCAGCATCGCCGGGATAGTAGGCAAGCCGGCCATGATCGATGCACGGAAGCGTCGCTCGCCGGCGACGATCTCGTACGATTGCGGCTCATTTTCGGTTGGTACTACCGGTCGAATCAGGATCGGCTGCGCCACGCCCTTGGCCTTGATGCTCGCGGCCAGTTCTTCGAGCTTCACCTGGCTGAAGCGCTTCCGATTCGTCTTCGAGATCCTGATGTCGACCAGGTTGAAGTAGCCGAACTGGCCGGCGTCGAAAACGAGTTCGTCGTCGACGATCGTCGGGTCAGTCGGCGCCAAAGTTTGCGGAGGTGGGAGGATGATCAATGCGTTGGCGGTCATGAGGGTTCCTGATTGGATTGGCTGATATTTCCGATGGGTTAAAGAAATGGGTTGTGCGATTTGTTACTGATACCCGTGCGCATCCAGCACCTGCTGCATGTTCGAGCCCTCCCACGAGCCCGGCCGGCTGTTCGTCGCGGCGGCGTCTTGGGCAAGCATCAACAGCAGGCCCGCGACGTCGAGCTCGCCGTGGCTGGTGAAGCCGCCGCTGGCCTTGTGCGCGGCATTGCAGTTGGCGGCCACGACCACGAGGTCGTCGTAGACGGCTTGAGGGATGCAAAGCGTGACGGTCTTGCTTTTCATGGATGGGTCTCCTGTAGAGCTACGAGGCGTTTGCGGTATAGAACCCAATGTCGAACTCGGCACCGGGAATGCGGATGTGGACGAGCCAGGCCGTGAAGCCTTTCTTCGGCTGGTGCTGCGGCGGAATCGGGTCGGAGACCTGGTAGCCTCGGGCGCGCATGAGTTGCAGCACGCGCGGAAGGTGCAGGCGTACGCCATCCTCCGAGACTTCGGATGGTGTGCAGACGTGTGCACTGCAGAAGCGAGTGAGCTCGCCCTGGTCACGTGCGTCCTCGAGTGCCTGGTGCAGTTCGCCCGTGCCGAGCGGCGTGGTGCGGGCGCGCGCGTTCGCGGCGCGGGTGGATTTGGCGCTCACAGTTCCACCACCGTGATGCCAAAGGCCTCGTCGTCGCTTTGGCCGGCGGCCGTGAAATCGTGGACTGTGGATGCCGTCCTGCCGATCGCGAAATGGCTCGACGTGCCGCTGGGCGTCCGAACCGTAACGTGAAATGCTCTCATGCGTACCCCGCTATCAAGTTTTGTAACGGGGCAAGTATAGATCGACTATACTTTTGAAGTAAAGAAAAACTATACTAACGACACAAAAAAATCCGCAGCCACGTCCGGTTATGGACATGTTGCAAATAATGGATGGACGGCAATAAATTGTGCTGGCGCTAACTACTGTATGGATGTACAGTATTCATATCGGACGGCAAGATGCCATTTGGGCAGTCGGATGCTTGTAAGGAATGGTATGGGTAACGAAGAGCGGGGTGTTAGCGTTGATGAGTTAAAGGAGCTGTGCCGAGCGTACATCGAGACGGATCAATGGGGCCGGCGCCACGTTATGAATATGGCACGTTCGCAGGCAGCTAAGCACCCGGCGTTAAAATCAACCGGTGCGCTTCGCATCGTGCGAAGCTCTCATCTCGATCAACGTGCTCACATGGTCGACAGCGTCGTCAATAGCTTCTCGCTCGCGGTCGTTCGCCAAGCGGTAAATAGTAAGTAAGCGGAGTTCTTTTGCGCTATCAGCCTTGAGTTCGAGCAGACCCGCTAAACCGCTTAGCCTGCCGAACAACCGAGCCCTCTCTGCGTCTTTCGCCACTGGCCCATGTGACCGGTCAGGGGGTGTAGCTGGCCCGCCAGCCTGGTCGCCCGTTGGTCCGCCTATTGCATCCAATAGGTCTTGAGGGAGCGGTTTCCCTGCGATTTTTGCTATCGCCATCATCTGCTTCAGGTTCGGGCTGTGTTTCCTGTTTTCCCAATGGGAAATATTGGCCTTGGTAAAGCCACGTTCCTCGCCGAGTTCCAAGGCAAGCTTTGCCCCCAAAGCTTCTTGAGATAAACAGGCTTCTTTGCGGGCCGCTCGAACCCAGGACGCAATCATTTCTTCAGTTTTCCCCATGGAGCGGATCGTATAGGAAATCTAAACATAGGAGGTATAGTATTGCTTGACCTCAAGGTATAGACTAACTATACTTTCCGAAACTTAACTATTCACGCCTCTCAAATGACCCCAGAAGAATCATTGGACAAAGCCATTGCCATCATCGGCTCCCTTAAGGCGCTGGCTAATGAATTGAAGGTTACAAAGGGCGCGATTGGACAGTGGAAAATCCCGAATCGCCGTGTTCCTGCGGAGCACTGCCCCACGATCGAGCGGCTCACCAATGGTCAGGTCCGATGTGAAAATCTGCGACCAGATATCGAATGGTCCTACCTTCGCGCGACCGCAGCCGCACAAGTTCCTTCGCAGGAGGCCGCTAAGTGAAAGCAAACTCACCTTTGCCAGATGCGGCACCGCAGCGCGGCCTTTCGCCGGAAGAAGTCTTCAAGGAAATCATTGAGGAGCATCGTCGGCTGAAAGAACTCGGGATTTCGCGCGACCAAAACCCTGAACCGTCGCGTCGGGCGCGCCGCTGTACAGCCCGCTCGTTTCCCAACGTGACAACTCTCTGCTCATGGCTTCGGTCGCTCTTTCGCGGTCCGGGTGGCTGAGCAGCAGGCTACGGATGGCGAGGCCCATCGCTAGCAACTGACCTTTCGTTTCAAAAAGCATGTTTGTTAAAGAATCAATTTGGGCCTGTGTCGATTTCCCGTTGTCCATGAGGTTTCCTTTTCGTCCAAGTGAATGTTGTGGGACTGACACTGTAGCGCACTGGAAACCTCACCCCGTCTTTTCGTTGTTATGGCAGGAGCCTCGAATACATCTTGAGGCCGAAGAATAGCTGTAAAGCAAGATTTACTGAACCACCAAGAAAAGGAACTGTTGTGGACATTAGGCAATCTTATCTGGCGATGATCCGGGCATTTCCCGGTGGCTGGGATGCGATGGTGGGTGCGCTCGGCTTGAGCCGCGACGCCCTGGAGAACCGCATCTACGAACGCAAGGGCCAGGGCGTCCTCGTCGAGATCGCCCTGCAGATGCAGAAATTCTCGGCAACAACCCACTTCGCGGAGGCGGTGTGCGTGGCCAGCGGCGGGACCTTCGTGAAACTGCCGGCCGATCTCTCGATGGACAATGAGCTCCTGCAGGAGAAGCTCAACGAGCTGACTGTCGAATGGGGCAACCTGGTGCGGGACTACATGGCGTTCACGGCCGACGACCAGATCGACAAGCGCGAGCGCGCCGTGCTCGAGGCGAACGCGGCGCGCATGCACAAGGTGCTGGGCGAGCTGATGGCCTTGATGTTCCGTGTCTACACGCCCCGGCCGTGCGCGGAGGACGCATGACCGCCCCACGCAAAGGGCCGAACGCCGGCAGCCGCGCCTACCTGGCGCTCATGGAGCTGCACAAGGCCGGCGGCCAGGTCGAGGCGGCGGACTTCATGAAAGCCGCAGACTGGGCGGCGTCGCCGGGCCATTTCGACCGGATGGTCGTCAAGCCCCTCGAGCGCTTCCGGCTGGTGTTCAGGCGCGGGACTTTGCTCGTGCTCAGCGACGGCGGCCTGGCGTTCCTGGGCGCAGCTGGTGCCGTGCCGATGCCTGAGCAGGTTGTCACGCCGGGCGCCGGCACGTACGAGATGCGTCCGCTCGCAGCCCGCAACATGCCGCGGATGGCCGTGATGCGGCCGGGGGCGCTCGATTACCGCGATATCCCGTCCCGATGCTCGAACATCAGCGTCGCCTACAAGAGCAACATCAAGGTGGAGATTGGCCAGGGATGAGCAATAAGGACGACGTAGTCGCCCGAATGGCCGAGTACGACATGCCGCAGCTGCCGGCTGGACATCCGATCTTCGACGGTAAAGTGCATCGGTTCGGGTCGAAGAAGAAGTATTGGTACGTCGTGCGCGAACTGACCCTGCGTAGCGGCCGCATTGCCATAACTGGGGCGTTCGGATTCAACCAGGGCGAGAACCATAACTCCGTCCCCATCAAGATCGACGCGGAAGAAATGACCGTCGAGGATCGCACTGAGTATGTGCGGCAGCAGCGCGCCGCCGAGCAGGCCGAGGAGGAGAAGCGTGAAGAGGCTGCGCGCTTGGCAGCCGGCCGCGCACGGGATCAGTGGAACAAGGCCGAACACTTCCCGATCGAGCATCCGTATCTGGTGCGCAAGCAGGTTCCAGCCGAAGGCCTGCGTGTAAGCCAATCTGGTGAGCTCCTTGTTCCGCTGGTCCGCGATGGAAAGTTGATGGGCCTGCAGAAGGTCGACGGGGATGGTAACAAGCTGTTCAATAAGGGGGCCGACACGGCTGGCGGGGCGCACGAGCTCGGTGCGCTGGCCGGCGCCGCCGTGATCGCGCTTGGCGAGGGGTACGCAACGTGCGCCAGTGCGCGCCTATCAGTCGCACCCGGCTATGATCTGCCGGCTGTCGTTGGCTTCAACGCCGGCAATCTCACGGCCGTCGCGAAGGCGTTGCGCAGGCGGTATCCCCTCGCGCACTTGCTGATGTTGGCCGACGACGATTACCTGTTGGCCGAACGATACGCGACGTCCCTGCGTGAGATCTACAAGGTTTCCGTCCAGGTGCCGATCGACGGCGCGACGCATCGGGTGACGAATGCCGATGGCGATACCGTGGAAATCATGGCCCGATGGCGGAAGGATGCGCAGAACATCGAGTACATTGAGGCCGACGTACGCAAGGGCCGTGCGATTCGCACGCTGACGTTCACGAATGCCGGCGTGGCCAGCTGCCATGCCGCGGCCGCGGCCGTCGGCAATGCATCGGTTGCGGTGCCGATCTTCTCGTTCGATCGCGCTGGCCGCAAGATCACCGATTTCAACGACCTGCATGTCGAGGAAGGGCTGGAGACGGTTGCTGCGCAGATCGGTGCCTTCCTCCTCGCTGCGGAGCAGCGCAATTCAACCCCTTCCGCTGAACCCGCGCAGGCGGTCGATGCGGATGAGCAGCTCCTGTCTTCCTCTCCCTTCGCTGCGGAGCAGCGCTCGTCTGGTTCTCCCGCCCCCTCTTGCGGGGGGGGCGCATCCGCGCTCGGGCCGCCGTCTGCCGTCGACCAGGACAATTCGCTTTCCCCCCCGCCCCCTTTGGGAGGGGCGCCGCGCGAAAGCTCGATGGAGGCGCCGGCGACAAGCGCGGACGACGCGGAGCAGCCCGCGACCGGGATGATGTCGTTGGAGTGGGCTCTGCGGCACTGCGCGCTGGTCAAGGGATCGACCGATGTGTGGGATTCCCTGAACAGGTTGAAGATGAAGCGCCGGGCCTTCATCGATACGGTCGGCAAGGACAACGAGAAGGCCTGGAGCTCGCACGTGGAGCGGCGCTCGATCGATCCTCGCAACCTGCCCAAGACCGTTCGCGGCGTCGCCCTCGACAACGGGGGCGCGGGGGACGACAACATCGTCATGATGCTGGACCGCTACACGCTGCTGTACGGGACCAAGACCGTATGGGACGCTGACAAGCGGTCGGTGATCGCGTACGACGCGATGGCGTTGGCGCGTGGTTCGGAACTGGCCACGCGCTGGCTGGGGCATCGGCTGCGGCGAGAGATCGACCTCGACAAGCTGGTGTTCGATCCGACGCAGCGCGTCGACCTGGACACGCACATCAATATGTTCGAAGGGTTCCCGCTGGTCCCGAAAAAGGACGCGCGGTTGGCGAACCTGGTGCTTGCGCTGCTGTACAGCCTGTGCAGCAGCGAGGCCAACGACGAAGAGGTCTTCGACTGGGTGCTCAAGTGGCTCGCGTACCCGTTGCAGCACCCTGGCGCCAAGATGCAGACGGCGATGCTGTTCTTTGGCGAAAAGCAGGGCACGGGCAAGAGCCTGTTTTTCGAGGGGATCGTGAAGCCAATCTACGGCGCGCATGGCGCCACTGGCGGGCAAAACCAGCTGGAGGCACAGTACACCCACTGGCGATCGCAAAAGCTGTTCGTGCTGTTCGAGGAGATCCTGAATCGGCAGGACAAGTACAGCCACTTCGGCCTGATCAAGCACATGATCACCGGTCGGGACATGCAGATCAGTCAGAAGTTCAAAGACGACCGCACGGAGGCGAACCATTTGAATGTGGTGATGCTGTCCAACGAATTTCAGGCCGTTCCGATCGAGCCTGAAGACAGGCGCTTTCAGGTCGTCGAGGCCAGGGCGCCACTGGACGAGCAGTTGCGCCTCAACATCAAGAGCGAGATTGATGCCGGCGTGGCCCTGAGCCAGGCGTTTTACGCGTTCCTGCTCGAGTACCCGCTCGACGACTTCGACCCGCATACCAAGCCGGTCATGACCGACTCGAAGCAGCGGATGATCAATTTCGGACGGCCAGATTGGGAGGCGTTTTACCTGACCTGGGCGGCAGAAGAGCTTAACGTCCCCTACTGCTCGTGTCTGTCCGAGGACCTGTACGTGGTGTATTCGCGCTGGTGTTCGCGTTTCGGCTACCGGTCGTTGTCCTTGACGAAATTTTCGGAACTGATCGCGCAGCGCCTGGCGAAGGATCGCCAGTGGGTGACGCTCGGGGCCGCATCGAAGAAGAAGCTGCTCACCGTTTTCCACGTGCCACAGCCGGAGGGCGAAGAGCCGAAGTCGTTGAGCAAGCGGTGTGACGAGTTCCGCATGGCGGCCGAGATCAAGGGTACGGTCTGATGCGTGCCGAATCTATCAGGGATTATCGCGGCTGCGCGATAGGGTGTAATGCTGAAAGCCAGTATTCATGCGGGTTCTACAGGGTTAACAGGGTTTACAGGGGGCGCGCGGGCGCGCACGTGCATGTATCGATTGTGTCGTGATGTTCATGTGGGACTTTGATGATTTCTCATGCGCGTAGTAACTACCTTGATAACCCTGTTAACCATGTAAAGGGTCAGTATTCATGCGGGTTTCGGCGTATCAGGGGTGATGTTCAGGCTAGTTAAGCCGTGTAAAGCAAGTGAGTTTCGACAAACAGATTGCCGCCACAGAGCGGCGGGGAAAACTGAAAGGGGTGTAATGATGGGCGCAGCAGTACATGAGATGGCGGCGGAGCCGATTTTCGAGGATGCAGGACAGGCCGTGCACGTGGCCTTCCTGGTGATGGCGCAGCCGGCCCGCCAAGACGCGCCGTTTCGCAAGGCGTTGATTCGCTCGATGGAGTCGATCAAGCTGGACATGGCGCAGCGCCATTGGCTGGATCAGCTGCGAGGGGAATCGTCGGGCAGGGTCAACTTCGGAGGGCTCGACATGAATGAGGTGCGCGCGCAGTGCGTGATGATCACGCAGGCGGTGGCGACGAAGCTGCCTGACCCGGAGCGCTGGGTGCTGCTGGCCAAGTACGGAGAGATCGACTTCGAGGACATCGCCGGCGACGAGCCGGGTTCGAACCAGGTGGCTGCGGCGCTCGATCGCGCGACGAAAGCGCTGCAGTCAGCGCAGGCGAAAATGCAGCAAGCCCGGCGCGAGCTCGATGCTGCGCGGGACCACTACCTGGCGATGCAGCAGCGGATCATGCCGCCCGGTGTGCTGGAGTCGGCGCAGGAGCAGTACCACGCGGCGCGCGACGCAGTGCGCGACGTCGGCGGAGAGGTGGCGCGCGCCGAGTCCGCCGAGCGTGCCGCGAAGGTCGCACTGGAGCGGCTGGGGGCATGCAGCCTGGTCGAGAACGGGCCGCGTGCAATCGGCAAGACGGGTAAGGACGGCAAGCCCGAAGAACCGCGCCGGCGGTTCGCGTTCCCGGCCGAGCGTGTTGCTGCAATCGACGGTCTGGCCCGGTGGTTCGCACCGATGTTCCCGAGGATGAAGCCGCTCGCGATCTGCTGCATGCTGGGGCGGATGTTTGCGCGGCATAAGAAGATCGACATCAGCGCGCGCGACCTGGAGGCGCAGTTCGGCGGGAGTTACCGCACCTATCTGAGGGCGGCGTCGAAGATGAAGAATCACGTGCGCCAGTTGGAGGAGAGCGCGATCCGCCGCTTGGGACCGTATCTGGCAGAACACGGTGTCATTTCCATCGTTTAAGAAATGCATTGACGAAAGTGTCCCAACTGCGATACATTTTCGTCATTCTCGAAGTAATTGCGTCTAGGACATAAATCACGCTCCCAAACGCCGCTTTGACCCGATTCGAAAAACCCTGCCTGGTGCAAACCACGCGGGGTTTTTGCTTTGTGGCCGCGTCTCTTCGCGCTGCGCTCCACAGCGCTTTCGCCGGCCCCGCGCTGGCGCTTTTTATTCTCAACGACGAAAGGTGGTGATCCTGTCTCGATCCGCTGCAAAGCGGGGGATACAACGATCGTTCGTTTGTTGCCCGGTTCGCCGGGCTTTTTTATTCGAAGTACCGCACGAGCATCTTAGCCCGACGCGCATCCGACCTCAAGCATCTGGCAGGACGGAGGCGGCGCGCGGGTTGTGGGTGACGTGCACGCGTCTGCACCAGGAGCGCATATGGCCAACGTACGGATCGCGGGGTTGCCCGAGTTTCTACAGCGGCTGGATGTTGTGGGCCAGAAGCAGGCGCCCTTTGCCATCGCACGGGCGATGACCATGACGGTGCGCCAGGCGAAGACGGCGGAGGAGCGGCACATCCTCTCGGTGTTCGATGCACCGACACCGTTCACCCAGCGCGCGGTGGCGATCACGGCCGCCACGAAGGCCAACCTCACCGCGTCTGTGTTCATCAAGGATGTGCAGGCCAAGTACCTCGAGGCCGAGGCCGATGGCGGCAAGCGCGAGTTCAAGTCGTTCGAGCAGGTGTTCGCGGCCGGCGGGCCGGTGCACGTCGCGCTGCCTGGTCGTGGTGCCGACCTGAACCAGTACGGCAACCTGACCAGGGCGAAGATCAAACGGATCGCCGCCGACGTGAAGAAGTCCGGCGGCAAGAAGAACCTCTTCATTGGCGTGCCAAAGGGTCTGCCACTTCCGCCGGGGGTCTATTCGCGCGTCGGAAAGACGATCGTCCCGGTGCTCGTGTTCGCGACCGAGGCCGTCTACAAGCCGCGCTTCAAGTTCACCGAGGTCGGGGTCGCATCGATCAAGGCGAACTATGCGGCGAACATGGTGAAGGCCTGGGGCGATGCGGTCAGCACCGCCCGGCGCTGACGGCTGGGGCAAACGTTGCACGCATGCAACAAACCTGGTCGCGCGTTGCCATTATGAAACGTTTTTGCCGGGTCCTCCCCAGCCTCGACCGACCGAGGGTAATTCGCGCCTCGATGTCCACGCCGTCACAGACTTTTAAAGGGGTAGTCAGCCGGTAGTCAGTAGTCGGTAGTCAGCACGAAAGGTAGTCAACATGGCTTTGATGGGTTATCGAGAGTACTCGCGCCACGCCGGGGTCACGCTCCGCGCGGTGCAGAAGGCGATCGAGGCCGGACACATCAAGGTCACCGCCGACAAGAAGATCGAATCGAACCAGGCTGACCGCGACTGGCGCAACAGCAGCGAAGTGCTTCGCCCTCCTGTCAGCATTGCGCAGCCCGAAAAACGCGCGGTTTCCCCGGCTGCGCCGGGCAGCGGGGCAAGCGCCGACCCGGATGTCATCGATGGGGCCGAAGCCGAGGGCGACGCCTCGACCAGCGAGTACCGGACGCACCGTGCGGCGCGCGAGAAGTTCAGCGCCCTGAAGCAGGAGCTCGAATACAAGCAGCTGGCCGGCGAGCTGATCCAGGTCGACGAGGCGAAGCGTATCGCGTTCACGACGTTCCGCGGCATCCGCGACTCCGTGCTGAACGTGCCGGCCCGGCTGAAGGACCAACTGGCGGCGCTCGACGATCCGCACCAGTGCGAGCGCCTGCTCGAGGCGGCGCTGGCGGCGGCGCTGGCCGGCATCGACGTCAGCAAGCTGCTGCAGGACCAGGACGAGTAAATGGGAGCAGTCGACGAATTCATCCGGTCCCTCACCGATGCGATCAAGCCGGACAGCCGGATCCCGATCGCCGAGTGGGCGGAGACCTACCGCGTGCTGCCGCCGGATAGCCCCGAGCCGGGACCCTGGCGCAACAGTCGAACGCCCTACCTGGTTGGCATCATGGACGCGCTGTCGCCCGACAGCCCGTACCGGGAGATCTACCTCAAGAAGGGTCACCAGCTGGGCGGCTCGGCGCTGGGCGAGAACTTCATCGGCCACTCGATCACGTCGGCGGCCGGCAACATCCTGGCGGTGTTTGCCACCGTCGAAGATGGCGAGAAGTGGAACCTGTCGCGCTTCGAGCCGATGCGCGACTCGACGCCCGAGCTGAAGAAGCGGATCCGCGACAAGGAGGTCAAGGGCTCCGACAACACGCAGCGCCGGAAGAAATTCCCCGGCGGCTTCCTGCAGATCATCGGCGCCAATCGTCCGGGCGGTCTGAAGTCCTCGACGATGCGCTACGTGCTGCTCGAGGAGATGGACGAGTACGCCGGCGACATCCGCAACCAGGGTGCGCCAGAAACGCTGGCGAAAAATCGGACCAGTAACTTCGGCCGCAAGGCGCGCATCTTTGGCAACAGCACGCCGACCATCGTCGGCAGCTCGCCGATCGACCGCAACTACCTGCGCGGCGACCAGCAGAAGTACATGGTCCAGTGCCCGGACTGCGGAGCGCGCCAGTTCTTCAAGTGGCCGCAGATGAAGTGGCCGGAGGGCGAGCCGGAGAAGGCCCGCTACCTGTGCGAGCAATGCCCGGTGCTCAGCACCGAGGCCGAGTGGAAGACGCGCGGCTACGAGGGCGCCTACTGGCAGCCGACCGCCAAGGGCGAGCCGGGCGTGGCCAGCTTCCACCTGCCGTCGCTGTACGCGCCGCTGGGCTGGCGCCCGTGGCCGGAGCTCGCGGCGGACTTCGTTGCTGCAAAGGGTGATCCGGTCGCGCTGAAGGCCTTCGTGAACAACGAGCTGGCCGAGTGCTGGGAGGACCTGAGCGGACAGGTGAAGGGCGCCGAGATCGCGAAGCGCCGCGAAACCTTCGCGCTGCGTACCATCCCGAAGGGCTGTCTGGCCCTGGTGATGTCGGTCGACGTCCAGGGCAACCGCCTCGAGTACAAGATCCTGGGCTTTGGCCGCAACAAAAAGCACTGGGTCATCGACTACGGCATCATCGACGGCGACCCGGCCAAGGATGACGTGTGGACGCGCCTGACCACGTTGCGTGAACGCCCGCTGGTGAACAGCTTCGGCGTCTCGATGCGTGTGCAGACGTGTGCAATCGACTCCGGCGGCCACCACACGCACGAGGTCTACCACTACGCCAGGCTGTACCGGCATGCGGGCGTGTTCGCGGTCAAGGGCGCGTCGACCGCCGGCAAGCCCATCATCGGGCGTCCGAAGGCGATGGACGTGAACCACAAGGGGCGAACCATCAAGGGCGGCGTGCAGCTGTGGGAGGTTGGCACGGACACGGCGAAGTCGCTGCTGTTCAACTACATCGCGTCGGACGAAGAGTCGGTCCCGGAAGACCGTTTCATCCGTTTCCCCGCAGGCCTGGCGGACGAGTACTTCGAGCAGCTGACAGCCGAGGTCTACGACGCCGGCAAGTCCCAGTGGCGCAAGTTGCCCGGACGCCGCAACGAGGTGATCGACCTGTTCGTGTACGGCTTCGCCGCGGCGTATCACCCGCTGCTGCGGCTGGACACGATGCGCGACGCCGACTGGGCCCAGCTGGAGAGCATGATCGAACCGGTCAACGGCGATCTGTTCACGGCCCCGCTGGCTCCGACCGGAGACGAGGCGCCGACGGAAGCAGATCCCGGTGACGTACAAGCTGCGCCGCAGCCGGCGCCGGCGCCGACCGCGGCGGCGCAGCCTGCACTGGCACCGGCTGCCCAAGACGAACAACCACCCGAAAGCACATGGCTGTCGGGTACCGATAACTGGCTGGACTGAACATGGCATTCACACTCACTCAACTCAACGCACTCGAAGCGGCGCTGGCATCCGGACAAACCTCGGTCAGCTACGACGGCAAGCGTGTCGATTACCGCAGCGTGGGCGAACTGGTCCAGGCCAGGAACGTCGTTCGCGCGGAGCTGATCTCGTCCGGCCAGCTTGGCGCGTCGCCGCTATCCAACCGCGGTCCGGGCGCGCTAACCACCTTCAGCCGGGACTGACATGAACCTGATCGACCAACTTGTCGGGATGATCAACCCCATGGCTGGCTTGCGCAGGGCCCAGGCGCGCAGCGCGCTTGAGCTGATGCGCGGCTACGACGCCGCCAAGGTCGGCCGCCGGACCGATGGCTGGGTCGCCAACGGAGGCAGCGCGAACGTCGAGATCGCGCCGGCGCTGTCCCGGGTACGCAACCGCTGCCGGGACGTGGTGCGCAACAACGAGTACGCCGCCAAGGCGATCGAGACGCTGTGCGTCAACACCGTCGGCGACGGCATCGTGGCCAAGGCGCCGGACCAGCAGCTGTGGGATGACTGGTGCGAGTACTGCGACGCTGACGGCCAGCTGGACTTCAACGGGCTGATCGACCTGGCGCACCGAACGCGGCGCGAGTCCGGCGAGGTGATCATCCGTTTCCGATCGCGCTTGCCGGACGACGGCTACGAAGTCCCGCTGCAGTTGCAGGTTCTTGAGCCCGATCACATCGATACGACCAAGATGGGGCCGCTGCCCAACGGCAATTACGCAATCGCCGGCGTCGAGTTCAACCTGATCGGGCAGCGCGTCGCTTACTGGCTGTTCCCCGTGCACCCGGGCGAGATGGCGAGCTACCAGCTGGCCAGTCTCGAGAGCAAGCGGGTGCCGGCGTCCGAGGTGCTGCACTACTACCGCAAGCGCAGGCCCAGCCAGGTGCGCGGCATGCCCGAGCTGGCCGTCTCGCTGCTGCGCCTGCGCGACTTGGCGGACTACGAGCAGGCCGAGCTGGTGCGCAAGAAGATCGAATCGTGCTTTGTCGCGTTCGTACGCACCGACGACACGTCGATGCGGATGGGGAGCGAGGTGAAGCAGACCTCGCGCGCGGTGAACGAGAAGGTCGCGCCTGGGATGATCAAGTACGTCTCCAACTCCGAAGGCGTCGAATTTGGCAATCCTGCATCGGGCGGTGGCTACGGCGACTATACCGAGACGCAGCTGCACGCGATCGCGGCCGGCGCCCAGGTGATGTTTTCGCAGATGACAGGCAACCTGTCGAACTTCAACTTCAGCAGCTACCGGGCCGGCCTGGTGGAGTTTCGCCAGATGATCAAGGCCGAACAGTGGCTGGCCTTGAAGCCGATGGTGCTGGCGCCGATCGGGCGCCGCTTCCAGGAAGTGGCGCGCCTGGCCGGCAAGACGCGCAAGCCGGTGACGGCGATGAAATGGACCATGCCGAAGCTGCAGTGGGTTGATCCGTTGAAGGATGTGATGGCTGCGAAAGAGGCGCACCGCGGCACGGTGAAAAGCATCTCGGAGACGATCCGCGAAATGGGCGAGGATCCCGACACGGTCTTTGCCGAGATCGCCGCCGAGCGCAAGAAGCTCAAGGATCTGGACATCCTGACCGACTCCGATGCGGCCGTCTCGCAGCGCTTGATCGACGCCGGAACCGCGGCGCAAATGATTGGCCAGGAGTAGAGCCGTACCCCTTCCTGATACCCGCCCCGCCGGCACGCGCCGAGCGGGGCATTTTTTTAAGGCGACACATGAATCCAAAAGACATCCCTGGCGAAGTCCTGCAGATGCCCATGCAGGCTCGCACGGCCCCGATCACGACGGTCAACGCCGATACGCGCACGGTCGACCTGGTGTGGACCACCGGCGCGGGCGTGCGGCGCTATGACTGGTACAACGACCGTTACTACGTCGAGGAGTTGAGCCTCGATCCGGCGCACGTCCGCATGGGACGCCTGCAGTCGGGCCAGGCGCCTTTGCTCAACACCCACTCGCGCTGGGATCTGAGCTCGGTGTTCGGCGTGGTCCGCTCCGCGTCGCTGGAGGCGGCGCAAGGCGTTGCCACGGTCGAGTTCTCGAAGCGCGAGGATGTCCAACCCTACTACCAGGACGTGCTCGACAAGATCATCTGCAACGTCTCGGTCGGCTACACCGTCTTCGAGTATGACCGCATCCCGCCATCCGCCGACGGCCAACCCTGGATCTACCGCGCCATCGACTGGGAGCCGAGCGAGATCTCGCTGTGCCCGATTGGCGCCGATGCGGACTGCGGCACCCGTAGCGACGACCCGAACCAGCCGAACACCAAACCGGGCCCGGACGTGCGCATGGCTCCCTGCAAGTTCAATACCCGCAGCACCCCAGCAGTTCAACCGCCGGCAGCCGCCGGTAACCAAACCAGAAAGGAACCCTCCATGGGTGTACAAGACACGACGGCGGCGCCGACCACGGCGCCAACCCAGGCTCAACTCGACGCGGCACGCGCCGAGGGCGCCACGCAGGAAGCGGAGCGCCAGGCCGGCATCCGCGAGGCTGTCCGCCTCGGCGGCCTGGACGAGGCATACGCCCAGCAGCTGATCGGCCAGCGCGACATGTCGGCAGCCGATGCCGGCATGGCCGTGCTGCGCGAGAAGGCCAAGCGCGACGCCGCCGCGCCGACCCGCAGTGCGGCCGACATCCGGATCGTCAGTGACGAAACCGAAATGCGCCGCGCCGCGATCGGCGATGCCATCGTCCTGCGCGTGAATCCGAATGCCGCCTTCCGCGGCGACGCCAAGCGCATGGATGCCGCCCGTCAGTACCGCGGCATGACCCTGATGGATATGGCGCGCGAATCGATCGAGGCGGCCGGCGGCAGCGCGCGCAGCCTGTCGCGCCGCGAGATCGCGGTGATGGCGCTGAACCTGGACCGCGACATGATGGGCCGCGCCGGCATGAGCTCCACCAGCGACTTCCCGCAGATCCTGGCCGGCACGGTGAACCGTACGCTGCGCACCGCCTACGGCATCCAGCCGCGCACCTTCACCGGCTGGGCCCGCGAATCCACCGCGCCGGACTTCCGTGAAGTCGCGCGTACCCAGTTGTCCGAATCGGCTGCGTTCAAGCAGATCAAGGAAGGCGGCGAATACAAGATGATCACCTTCGGCGATTCGGCCGAGAAGTACTCGCTGGGCAAGTGGGGCGGCATCGTGGCGCTGACCTGGGAAACGATCATCAATGACGACCTGGGCGCGTTCGACCGCATCCCCATGGCGCTGGCGGCGGAAGCGGCGGCGATCGAGGGCGACATCGTCTACGGCATCCTGACGGGCGCCGCGGCCATGTCGGACGGCACGGTCCTGTTCCATGCCGACCACGGCAACCTGGCGGCCGCGGGCGGCGCAATCACCGACGTGACCCTCGGCGACGGCCGCGCCGCGATGCGTAAGCAGGTCGGCCTCAAGGGCCGCGTGCTGAACCTGACGCCGTCGTTCCTGATCGTCGGTCCGGATAGCGAGAGCGCGGCGAACAAGTACACCTCCGCGTCGTTCGTCGCCGCCAAGGCCGGCGACATCAACCCGAACTACAACACCAGCCTGGAAGTCGTGGTCGAACCGCGCATTCTCGGCAACGCCTGGCACCTTTCCGCGACGCCGGCGCTGGTCGACACGATCGAGTACGCGTACCTGGAAGGCGAGCAAGGCTTGTTCACGGAGACGCGCCAGGGCTTTGAGGTCGACGGCCTGCAGATCAAGGCCCGCCATGTGTTCGGCGCAAAGGCGATCGACTGGCGCGGCATGTACAAGAACGCCGGCGCGTAAGCCCGGCTTGTTCGCATGGTCGGCCAGCTGCTGCTGGCCGGTTTGCTTTTCCGAAGTCTCCAATCTCATAGGAACCATATGAAAAACTTTATCCAGAAGGGCAACACGCTGACGCTGTTGCTCGCTGCCGGCGCGGTGGCTGGCCAAGCAGTATTGGTCGGGAAGATCTTCGGTGTCGTTGTGGCGGATGTCGCCGCAGGCGACTCGGGCGAGGTCGTGACCGAAGGCGTTTTCGAGCTGCCGGCACTCGGCACCGACGTCGCCGCCCAAGGCGCGATCCTGTACTGGGACGCCGTGAACAGCCGTCTCACCACCACTGCCGCAGGCAACACCCGCGTCGGCGTGGCGGTCGAGGCCAAGGCCAACGGCGCCGCGACGGCGGTGATCAAGATCGACGAGGTCATCGCCTAAATCCCATGGTCTTCGATGCTTCTGTCTTCTGGCCGGCCTTCAAGGATGCCGGCATGCTGAACGTAGCGGTTTACCAGCCGCTGAATGGGGTGGCCGTATCGTTCGACGTGGGCTTTTCCCGGCCCGACCAGGTGGTGCTCGATGGAATGGTGCACACGACCGACTACAGCATCGAGTACCAGGCCGCCGACATCGAGCTGCAGCGTGGCTACGTGTTGCGGATCGATGGCGTCGACTACAAGGTTCGCCAGACGCCGGCGGCAAAGGGCAACGGCACGTTCTACGTCGCCGAGCTGGAGGTGGTCAAACCATGACCGCGCGCGAGAGCTACATCCAGGGCCTGATTGCGTGGCTGCAGGCGGTTCCAGCGTTCCCCGCCGGCGTTGAGCGGTCGATGTCCGTGGCATTTCGGCGCGAGGAAAGTCCAGTGCTGATCGTCCACCGTGGCGCCGAGGACATCGAAAACAGCCTGGGCGGTGACACCGAGCGGCATTGCGAGATCCTGGTCAGCGTCGTCTCGCGCGGCGACGCTCCTGACCAGGAGGCGGACGAGGTCATGGAAGTGGCGCACCCGGCCATCATGCAGTTCGGTGCACCCGGCATCTACCTGGTCGAGGAAATCGGCACGAACGCCCCCGTGTTCGCCGGCGCCGACGGCAACGCCTGCATGGTGACCACCCGTTACAAGATCCACTACACCACTGACCGGCTTAGCCTCACCGCGTGAGCCCTGCAGCCTCAACCATTGCCGCGACATGCGGCGCATCTTTTTGAGAGGTATTACATGCCCGGAATTTCTGCACAAGGCAGTACTCTGCACATCGCTACTGGCGATGGCGTCGCGAAGAACATCACGGACATTTCCGTCGGTTTCCCCGCAATCGTCCAAAGTGCGGCCCACGGCTTCACCAACGGAACCGTGGTTGCCCTCGCCGATATCGGCGGCACGATGGCGGCCCTGAACGGCAAATCGCACGTCGTCGCGAACGCGACTGCCGACACCTTCGCGCTCCTCGATGTCGACACGACCGGATTGGCCTACGGGGCCGGCGGCACCGCCACGCCGGCGCAGTACACCAAGATCAACGGCCTGCTGACTTTCGACGGCTTCGACGGCGCCGCCTCCGACATCGACTCGACCGACCTCGACAGCACCGCGATGGAATACATCAGCGGCCTGCGCGACGAAGGCAAGTTCGGCTTCGAGGTCAAGGTGCTGAAAGACGACAACGGCCAGATCGCCGTGCGTGCCGCGCGCACCAGCGGCGCCGTGGTCGGCATGAAGCTGACGTTGCCGGACGGCAGCGTGGCGACTTTCAGCACGCTGGTCAAGTCGATCCCCAGCTCGGGCGCCGTGAACGCGCTGCTCAAGGGTAAGGTCGATACCAAAATCAGTGGCCCTGTCGTGTGGAGCTGACCATGGGCCTGCTTTCGAAATCTGCAATCCTCGGCGCCCAGGATCTGAAACACGAGGACGTCCCTGTCCCGCAATGGGGCGGCACTGTGCGCGTGCGCGTCATGAACGGCATCGAGCGCGACGAGTTCCGCGCGGCGATCGCGTCCGAGAGCGGCAGCGTCCCGGTTGGTCAATTTTCGGCGGCTCTGCTCGCGGCCACGTGCGTCGACGAGAACGGCGCACGGCTGTTCACGATGGAAGATATCAAGGCGCTGCAGGCGAAGAGCGCGACATCCCTGGATGCGCCGGCCGCCGCCGCCATGCGACTGAACGGCCTGGGGAACACCGCCGTCGAGGCCGCCGCAAAAAACTCCGCGAGCGGCCAGAGCGGAGATTCTGGTTCCGACTCGCCAAAGAGCTAGGCAAGAGCGTCCACCAGGCGCAGCTGGAGATCAGTTCGGCCGAGTTCACCGAGTGGATGGCGTTCTACGAGCTTGAGCCGTTCGGGGACATGATTGCGGACCTCCGTCATGGGACCGCGGCGGCGCTGCTGGCGAACATTAACCGGGACAGCAAGTCCAGGTCGGAGCCCTACCTGGCCGAGGACTTCGTCACGTGGCGCCGCGACGAACGGATTGAGGAAGAGGAACCGGTGCTGCTCGAAGATCCAGTCGCGCAATCGAATCTACTCCGTGCCGCGCTATTCGGGCTGCCGCCAAAGTAATTGTGGCATTATTGCTCCATAGACATTATCGGGGAGGAATGATGAGTGAGGTAATTTGCAGGGATTGTGGCACGGCCGGGAAACCGGCCCGGATTACCAAGGGATCGACGATGATCGAGTTGATCCTTTGGATCTGTTTTATCGTGCCCGGCTTGATTTATTCATTCTGGCGACTGTCATCGCGGTATGACGCCTGTTCTTGCTGCGGCTCGACTGCGCTCGTGCCGGTCGATTCGCCTGTCGGGCGTACGTTGGCGCATCAGCATCAGTCTGCTGCGCCATCGGACCCGGTACGGAACTCGAATGCGCATGCCGCAGGCGCTGCGCTGGGCCGAACATTCAGGAAGCTTGTCCTGCGCAAGTAGCTGAACACCTCTTTACGTACAAAGCTCGCTTCGGCGAGCTTTTTTTATTGGACAAACGAAATGGCAAATCTCGGCTCCCTCGTCGTCACGCTCGAGGCGAACATCTCGAAGTATCTCAGCGACATGAAGAAATCGGGCAAGGAGACCGAGGAGGCCATGAAGCGGGTCGAGGGTGCGGTCGAGATCGGAAAAAAAGCCCTGGAATATTTTGGTGCGGCGTTGACGATCGGCGAATTTGCCGAACTGATTAAGGGCTCGATTGACGCTGCCGACGAACTGCGTGACATGTCGCAAAAGACAGGCGTGGCGGTCGAAACGCTGAATGGTCTCGGCTTCGCGGCTGGCCAAGCCGGCAGCAACCTGGAGAGCGTGTCCGCCGCTGCCGGCAAGGTGAACAAAGCCGTCGCCGAGGCCGCTGGCGGCAACAGGGACATGATCGAAGCGTTTTCCAAGTTGGGGATCGCCGTGCGCGATGCGCAAGGCAACCTGAAGACGGCCGATGTCGTCATTGCTGAGGTTGCGGACAAGTTTAAGGACTATGCTGACGGGCCGGAAAAGACCGCGATTGCGCTGCGGGTCTTCGGCAAGGCGGGCGAGGAGATGATCCCGCTTCTCAATGACGGCGGCGATGCGATGCGCGAAAACATCGCCTATGCCAAGCAGTACAGCGGCGTAACGGATGAGCTGGCCAGCGCATCGGATAATTTCAACGACACGATGGGCAAGCTGACGATCCAGCAGAAAGGCTTCGTCAACTCGATTTCTTCGGCTGTTCTCCCGCTCCTGCAGACCGTCGCCGACGAAATGCTCGGCGCCGCTGAAAGTTCGAACAAGTTTTCCCTGGCCGGCGCAGTAGTCCGCACGGTCCTCGAAACGTTTGTTGTCGTCGGATCGGAAGTGGCCTTCACCTTCAAGGCTGTCGGCACGGAGATCGGCGGCATCGCGGCCCAACTCGCTGCGCTTGCACATGGTGACATCAAGGGTTTCAATTTTATTGGTGACGCTATGAAGGCCGATGCCGAGAAGGCGGCCAAGGAACATCAGGCGTTTATCGACAAGGTCCTCGACCACACGCCTCAACCCGCGGTGGTGCCGGCCCAGGCTGCGGCCGACGACGCCAACAAACCCAAGCCCCGCGCGCCAACCTTGCGCGCAAAGGGCGACGACCCGACCAAGGCCCTGCTAGAGGGCCAGATCAAGGCGATCGAGGCCGCCTACGCCCAGGAGCGCGATACGGCCGCCTTCCAGGACCAGTTCATGCAGGAGCTGCGCGCCCAGGACATTGTGGATGTGCAGACGTATGCACAGTACAAGATCGCTGCAATCGAGCAGGCTCGTGACGCCTCGGTCCGTGCATACGATGCGGAGATCGCGGCATTGCAGAAAGCCCGGGCAGCGGCCGGCAAGGATGCCGACAAGGCTGCGATTGCGAACCAGATTGCCGAGAAGGTTGCGCTGCGGGACAAGGCTCGTCTGGACGCGACACGTGCGCTGGAAATGCAGACGCTGAGCATGTCGGCCGTCCAGTCTGGTCTGAACAAGTCGATGGAGGATTGGAACCGCGAACAGGACCAAGCTGAAAGCCAGTTGAGGTTCACCAACGACCTGTATGGGAAGTCGGCGCTCGAGGTGGCGAAGCTCACGGAGGCACGTCGCCTCGAGCTGGACATCGAGGAGAAGATCCGGCAGGCGAAAGAGAAAGGAACGATCACCGAGGAATCGATCGCGAAGTTCCGAAAGGATGCTGCGGACCACGCCAAGAAGGTCGGCAGTGCTATGAATCAGGGTGTAGGCAACCAGCTCGCAGAACAGTTGCAGACTCCGGCCGAGGCCGAGCAGAAGCTGCATGCAGACCGGTTGAAAGACCTGAAGTCATTCCAGGACGAGTCTCTCGCCAACACCGTCGAGGGCAATCGCCTCATCGAGCTGGAGAACCGCCGGCACAACGAAACGATGGCGAACATGCAGCTTGCTTCGGCGCAGAACCTGCTGAGCATCGCAGACTCCTCCGCCGGGCAGCTGTATGACGCGATCAAGGCGGCAGGCCTCGAGCAGACGGCCCTCGGCAAGGCAATGTTCTACGCCCAGAAGGCCATTCAGGTCGCGACGATCATCGTGAACACGGAAGTGGCGGCCGCCGCCGCGCAGGCCGGCATGATCGCCGCTGCGGGCGCGACGGCCGCCGTGTCGGGGCCGGCCGGCCCCGCGATCTTGGCGGCCGGCGTCGCGGCTGGTGAGGCTTACGCGACGATCACCCGGGTGATGGGCTATGCGACGGCAGGACTGGTCGCGGGCACGGCGATCGCCGGCGCCCGTGAGAAGGGTGGGCCGGTGTGGGAGGGCGGCGCCTTCCTGGTCGGCGAGAAGGGCCCGGAGATCTTCCGGCCGCCGACCCACGGCACGATCATCCCGAACGACAAGATCGGCGGCGGTGGCGGCGACATGAAGCTGACCATCGTGAACAACACGCGGGCGCCGATCGGGAACGTCACCGAGCATCGGATCTCGGCCACGGAGCGTGCGCTGATCATCGAAGAAGCCGTGAACGCCACGGCCTCGTCACTGGCCGATCCGAACAGTCGCACGTCGCGCGCAATGAACCGTAATTACTCCGTGCCGAGGTCCCGCTCATGACGAACCCAGTGATGCCGAACGGTTTCACGCCGACCGTTTCCACGTACTCGATCGATGACCCGGGCGGCGTGCTGCGCACCGAGGTCGCCGGCGGCGCTGCGCGCTTCGGCCTGGACTGGGACCGCGGGCCGCAGCGCTACCAGGTGACGCTGATCCTGGATGCGCTCAAGTTCTCGGTGTGGACGGCCTTCTACCACCACATCATCAAGAAGGGCGCGATCACCTTCGACATGCGGCTCGACTCCGGCTTCGGCCCCGAACTGCATGCCGTGAACATCATGCCCGGTTCGTACTCGGCCGCGCGTACGGGCGGCACCGCCATCGTGGTGTCCTTCGTCGTCGAGGCCGAGAACAAGGTTTACGAGATGACAGCCGCCGACGCCGCCGGGATGATCGACGTGTACAACACCTATGGCGCGGGCTCCAACGGGCTGCTGCAGCGGCTGGCGACCTTCGCCCTGGTCGACACCAACGTGCTGGAATTCTGATGAGCCTCGACCTTGAAACCCGCCTGCGCCGCTTCCTCGCGTCGGCGCCGCAGACGATCTGGACGATCGCGACGCTGCAGATCAGCCACTCGGCCATGAGCAAGACCTACCACCTCTGGCGCGAGCCCTATGCCGGCCAGACGGTCGCCGACGGTGTGCTGGTCGACATGGACCCCTGCAACATCGAGATCAAGCTCGCAGGCAGCGAGGGCCACCTCGACCAGAAGTTCGACATCCGGATCGGCCTGGTCGACATCGAGGACGAGTTCCGCGAGCAGTTGGACCGCATCCCGGTCGATACGACGGAGAAGATCAGGGTCGTGTATCGCGAATACTTGAGCGACGACCTGACGTCGGCGCAGGCGACGGCAGTGCTGCAGGCCGAGAGCATTTCGTATGCGCTCGGCGCGGCCAGCATCAGCGCCGTGTCGCCGCGTCTGAACATGAGCCGCACCGGCGAACTCTACGCACCGAAAGACATCCCGATGTTGAGAGGATTCCTGTAATGAATATCAACGATTACCTAGCCAGGCAGTACGACACGCCGCCTTGCTGGCAGCTGGTTGCAGACGTCTACACTTCCGAGCTGGCCCTGCCGGTCACCGACTATAAGACCGTCAACACCTCGATCCGCGCGATCGCCGGCGCCTTCCGCATCGCCCTGCACAAGTCGCCCGAGGGTTTGGCCCGGATCGCGGAGCCGGTCAATTACTGCATCGTCCTGATGGGCAAGACGGCCGCGATGGGCCTGCACCACTGCGGCGTGTTCTACCAGGGGAAGGTGCTGCACGCGCTCGATGCCGGCAACCGCTATGAAGAGATGTCGGTAATCCGCGATGCCTACGGCGTCATCGAATTCTGGGCGCGCGCAGCATGATCCGCATCCGCTTATACGATTCCCCGTTCGCGCCGGCGGCGCCCCGGGTGTTCGACGTCGAGAGCCTGGCGGGATGGCTGCTGGACCACTACGGCCCGGCGCCGAACGTTACCGTCCAGATATTCCGGGGCGAACCCTGCGCCGAGAACGAGATCAGCCGCGATGCCAGGGCCATCCTTGCCGGCGACTGCGCCGAGTATGTGGTGCTGCAAAGCCCCGGTGCGCAGTACTACGCAGTGATCGCCATCGTCTCGGCGATCATCGCCGTGGCGGCGATCGTGCTGATGCCAAAGCCGGTCATGCCCAGCAACGTGAACCGGACCCAGCAGAGCCCGAATAACGCGCTCGGCAACCGCGAGAACAAGGTGCGGCTGCTCGAGCGCGTCGAGGACATCTACGGCACGGTCAAGTCGATCCCGTCACTGATGATGCCGACCTATAACAAGTACATCCAGCACTCGAAATTCGAGTACGGCTACTACTGCGTCGGCCGCGGCTATTACGACATCGACGAGGTGCGGGACGGCGACACGCTGATTGCCGACATCGATGGCGCCAGCGCGGCCTTCTACGACCCGTTCACGTCGCCGAACAGTGGCGCGCCGATGCTGCAGATCGGCGCGCCGATCGTCGACGCCGTCGTGACCGCGAAGCGGGCTATCGAGGTCGACGGCATCACGCTCAAGGCGATCAACCAGGTGCAGCTGCCAGCCAGTGCGACATACCGCTACACGCCCGCCGCCGGAGGCGACACGATCACGCAGATCGACAAGAAGCCGAACTTCAATTCGGTGATCGAGGTCGGGGATCAGATCACTGTCGCGATGACGGGCTTTAACGAAACCACGTTCCTTGGCCTGGATTACGATGGGTCGAAGGTTGGCGAAACAGTCGTTTCGGGCCCATACAATTATTCGGGCACGTACACGGTCGCTGCGGTCGACGATGGCGTGATCACGCTGACCACGGCCAGCTGGCCATCCGAAAAGGAGGTCGACAGCGCAATCGCCATCGTCGGCGCCACGTACATCACGGACTGGGTAACGCTGCCGACGGCGGACCGGACCGAAGTCTGGTGCAACGTGGTTGCCCAGAACGGCATGTTCAAGGACGACAACGGTAAGCTGATCACGGCCGTCGACTTTAACATCGAAATCGAGCGCCTGGCCGCGGACCTGACGCCGACCGGCACCGTCGAGACCATCACCGCCTCGCTGTCGGGAGCGGTGCAGGAAGAGCGGGCCGAAACGGTTGAACATTTGACCGGCTGGATCGGGCCGGCGCGCGTGCGGATGTACCGGACCACGCCGTTCGACTTCGAGTTCAAGGGGACGGTGGTCGACGAGATCAAATGGACTGATCTCTACAGTGTGTCGCCGGTGTCGAAAGCGGAGTTCGGGAACAAGACCACCGTGCACACGGTCACGCAGGCGACGGCGCGCGCGACGGCCGTGAAAACTCGCCAGTTGAATTGCCTGGCGTCGCGCAAGCTCCCGATCTATAACGGCGCATCGTTCTCCGGTGCGCTCGATGCGGATGGACGTCTTCTGTCGGGCACGATCGCGGCCACCTCGAGGCTGGCCGACATCATTGCTGCAGTGTCGACAGACCCGAAGATCGGGCGGCGCGATTTGGCGTCGGAGGTCGATATGCAGCAGATCTGGGGCGTGCAGCAGGCGCTCGATGCGTGGAATCCCGAGTGTGGCCAGTTCAACTACACCTTCGACACGGACAACACCAGCTTCGAGGAAACCGTGGTGATGATCGCCAACGCCGGCTTCTGCATCGCATACCGGCAGAACTGCAAGATCAGGCTGGCCCTCGACCAGGCGCAGGCGAATAGCACGGCATTGTTCACACATCGGAACAAGAGGCCGAAGGCGGAGACCATCACGCGTACGTTCGCCTCGGATTCGGACTATGACGGGGTGGAGTTCGTGTACTCGGACCCGGACACTGGCCAGTCGGAGACGATCACGCTGCCGCTCGACGGCTCGCACACGAAAGCGAAGAAATTCGAGATCGCCGGCATCCGCTCGTTCGCGCAGGCGTGGCTGCGGGCAAACCGGGAGTACCGCAAGTTGCTCGGTCAGCGCATCGCTATCGAGACCACGACGACGACAGATGCACGCTCGTTGCTGCCGAACGCACGGATCGACATCGTCGACAACACGCGGTTCAAGTCGTACGACGGGGAAGTGGTGGGGCAGGATGGGCTCACGCTGACGCTGAGCGGCGACGTCGCCTTCGTGCCCAGCCAGCCGCACAGCATCGTCCTGATGCGCCGGGATGGGTCGTTGCAGAGCATCGCCTGCAGGGCCGGTCTCGAGCTGAACCAAGTGGTGCTGCAGGCGCTGCCCAGCGAGGAGATCGTGACAGCCTACGGGCAGGACGGGATTCGAACGATCTATAGCTTTGCGGCTGATAGCGCGCGCGGCGCGCAGGCGTACCTGGTGCAGGAGTTGGACTTATCGGATCCGCAGTACGTGACAGTCCGGGCGATTAACTACTCGGCCGACTATTACGCTTCGGACTACGCACCGATCCCGAGTAGCGCCGAGATTATCAATTCTTAAGGGTGAAATATGGTTGATCAGGTTCAGATCCCTCATAGCGTGGTGGTGGATAAAGTGCCCCTGCCGGCGGAGATCATCGTTGGTGGGCTCGCCGCCAATCTGACGGATTTCAGGCTTTACTCGAAAGGGTATGACGGCGTCGTGATTCGGCTGTCCGGTCGGGTTGAGATTACGGACGACAACGTGACCAATGCGCTCGTGTATCTCCCTTGGGTTAAGGCAGGCACCGGAAACGTTCTCCAGTACGTGTCCAGCACGAAGCTTTCGTTCAATCCTGCGACAGGCCAGCTTAGCGCAACCTCGTTCGCAGGTAGTGGGGCGGGGCTGACTGGCTTCACGGCCGCCCAGATCAACGATGCCTTGGGATTCTCGCCGGCTGAGGCTGTGGGGCAGGAGTTGCCTCCGGAAGCAACTGATCTGCCTACAGCACTTACGCTTCTGAACAGCATGCGAGCGGCAGCGGTCAGCAGTGGCGTAGGTTCGTAAAAAGGGTAGTAACCGATTAAGCGCCTAAGGCGCTTTTTTTTCGTCTAAACAAAAGGATTTACATGCCGGCCTTGACTCTTAATGATTTGAATAACGCGAAGAAGGATCTCGACCACATTGCTGAGGTAGCGACATCGCAGGGCCTGACCGCAGTTGACCGGTTGGGGAATGTCAAGCCAACGGTCACGGGAGCGATGGTTTCTTTGAAGGCATTCAATGTCCGGGGGGAGTTTATGCCCGGCACTGCCTATGCGATTAAGGATGTGTATACCAGTGGCGGCCTCGCCTATGTTGCCATTTCTGATCACGTCAGTTCGACGATTGATGCCGATCTCGCGGCAGGCAAAGTCACCGTGCATCAAGGGGCCACTCTGGAAGCCTTGGCTGCCACAGGCGGGGCCGCACTGATCGGTTATCAGGCAACTGCCCCGGGAGGGGGCCTTACGGCTTCTGACGTTCAAGCGGCACTGGATGAACTGGATTCAAAAAAAGCGTCGTTGCTTGCTTTGGCTGCATTGGCCGGCGCCGCCTTGATCAGCACGTCGATCGGTAACACGGTCGAAAACGAACTGGCGAGCTTGAGGGCTACGCCACGTCAGAACCCGAAAGGTTCCTCGATCGAGGAAGCCCGCGGCCTTTCGACCGGAGTCAACTGGATCAGCAACATGCGAACCACGGACCCAGCGTCCGTCTCGGGCACGGGCGGATTTACCAATGTCGGTTCGTTCAATGGCAACGATAGCGATAATTTCGCGGCCTGGGAGCTGCCATTCGCGGCGCAAGGGTACGTGTGCCAGGCTCGTTTGTATTGGTCCGGCGCGAACAACAATTGCTTCATCGGCTATAACGCGTCGGCCGTCGCTGGGGCAGTC